AGACTTCGAAGACTATGGGTGGAGCTCTGGAACATACTGTCAGAAGGTATATCAGGGGCACTCATCCAAGGTTGAGAAAGACGTTGTTATATCTACATGGCAATCTGTCTATAAGATGCCAAAGAAATATTTTGAAGTATTTGGGTGCGTAATTGGTGATGAGGCACATATGTTCAAGGCAAAATCCTTGACAGGTATAATGACCAAGTTACACCAATGTAAGTACAGGTTCGGTCTTACAGGGACGCTAGACGGTACTCAGACGCATCAACTAGTACTAGAGGGTCTATTTGGTCCTGTTGAAAAAGTAGTCACCACAAAGGAGTTAATTGAGAAGAAAACCCTTGCTGACCTTAAAATCAAATGCATAATTCTAAAACATTCAAATATACGAAGTAAAATGGAATATGCTGAAGAACTGGAATATATTGTCACTCACAAAGGACGGCAGAATTTTGTTATTAATTTGTTACAACATCTCAAGGGAAATACTCTTTGTCTCTTTCAACTCGTAGAAAAACACGGTAAACCTCTGCATGAAGCTGCAGAAAAAATAATTACAGATCGTAATGTATATTTTGTGTATGGTGGAACTAGAACTGACACTAGAGAAGAAATAAGGTCACTAATTGAAAATGCAAAAGATTCTATCGTCATTGCGAGTTACGGAACTTTTAGCACTGGTATTAATATTCGTAATATTCATAATATCGTGCTTGCCTCCCCAAGCAAAAGTAAAATTCGAGTTTTGCAATCAATCGGGCGAGGCTTGCGGACTAGCATGAATAAAGATTCTGTTTTAATTTTTGATATTGCAGATGACTTGACATTTAGAAACCAGAATAATTTTACGCTTAACCACTTTCAAGAACGAATCAACATCTACAACACAGAACAATTCGATTATGAAATTAGTAAAATGAAGTTGTTATAAAATACCTAAATATAAAGATAATGAAAGGTAAAACTACAATGAACACAGATACATATAAAATCATAAAGCTCATTAGTGGTGAAAACATTATATGTGAGCTCACAGAAGAAAACGGTAAGTATGAAATTTCAAGGCCATTATTAATGCACGTTCAACCTTCTATAAGAAACGCCGGTATGACAGAATCTTTAATGTTCTCGCGTTGGGTTCAACCTTTTACAGAACAGAAGTCTTTCGAAATTGATCCAAAACATGTTATTATTGTATTACCTGCCTCGCCTGGCATAAGTATATATTATGAAAATGTTATGATTAAATTAGAAGGTGGTATAGAAAAAATATTACCAATGGATGATATTAATCAAGAAGAAATTTACGATGAACTTCTAGAAGACCTAGAGCCAGAAACTAATACAGTACATTAATATATTTCTGTAACTCAGCACATTCTTAATGTAACACTAATTTTATGAAGAGTCAAGGTTCTTTTGTATTATAATTGTCCCTTGACTTAATCATGTTTATATAGTATAGTAGTTAAAGATTAAGGAGAGCATCTATGGCGAAGGCAAAAGGCGAACACTACGTTGACAACAAAGTTTTTTTAATAGCGATGGTTGAATGGAAAGAAAAATGTAAAGAAGCAGTGGAAGCTGAAAAACGAATTCCACCTGTTACAAATTATATTGGTGAATGTTTTCTCAAGATTGCAACTCATTTATCTTACCGGCCCAATTTTATTAACTACACATACAAGGATGATATGATTTCAGATGGTATTGAAAACTGTCTTCAATATGCTTCTAACTTCAATCCAGAAAAGTCATCGAATCCTTTTGCTTACTTTACCCAAATAATTTATTACGCTTTCATTCGAAGAATTCAAAAAGAAAAGAAGCAAACTCATGTTAAAAATAAAATCATAGCAGGCAGTAACTATCAATCATATGATACTATGCCGGGTGATTCGACAAGTTATAATATATCTAATTCTTTTGCTATAGGAAATCTTCCACAAGAAGATGTATATAACCCCAAGAAAGTAGATAGTGCTGTTAGTAATAAAGATAAGAAAGGTTTAGAGAATTTTATGGAAACGAAAGATGAGCAAGCTGAAATAAGAGGAAACGATTAACTTGAAGATTGCGATTATAACTGATACACATTTCGGTGCCAGAAACGATAATCAGTACTTCAACGATTACTTCTATAAATTCTATGAGAACATTTTCTTTCCTACTTTAAAGGAAAGGGGTATTACTACCTGTGTTCATATGGGTGATGTAGTAGATCGGCGTAAGTATATTAGCTTTAAAACTGCTAGTGATTTCCGTAAGAGATTTATTGGTAAATTCCAAGAGCTTGGTATTGATCTACATATTATCATTGGCAACCATGATACTTACTATAAGAACACCAACGAAGTCAATTCGATGGAAGAACTGGTAGGTTCTGATAGGTTCAACATTTACACGGGCCCTACGGTTGTAGAGTTTGATGGTACTCCAATTCAGTTCATGCCGTGGATTAATGCGAATAGTTATGATGAGTCGATGGATGCATTGAAACATTCACCCGCGCAGATTCTTATGGGTCACTTAGAGGTGAATGGTTTCGAAATGTACAAAGGTTATAAGGCCGAAGGTTCATATGATAAAGAATTGTTTCGTAGGTTCGATCTATGCTTTAGTGGACACTTTCATCATAAATCCGATGATGGACAGATATATTATCTAGGTACTCCATACGAGATTACTTGGAGCGATCACAATGATCCAAAAGGTTTTCATATCTTTGACACAGCGACACGAGAACTAGAGCGTATCATTAATCCTTATACTCTTCACGAAAAGATTTTCTATGATGATACTACAACAGATTATGTCAAAGAAGACGTATCTAAGTATAAAGATAAGTTTGTAAAACTAATCGTAGTGAACAAGAAGGACTTATATCAGTTCGACAAATTCACAGACAGGTTGCTACAAGCTGACGCATTGGAAGTCAAAATTATTGAGGACTTCTCAGAATTGGATGCTGACAATGTATCAGATGATATTGTGGAGAACACCGAAGACACGATGACGCTACTAGAGAAATACATTGATCAACTGGACGTTACTTTGAGCAAAGACCGATTGAAAAACACGATGCGGTCACTTTACACAGAGGCGCAAGATTTAGAAATATGATTCATTTTGAGACTGTGAGGTGGAAGAACTTTCTGTCAACTGGTAATAATTTTACAGAGATACAGTTAGACAGAAATTCAACCACATTAATTATTGGTGAGAATGGTGCAGGCAAGTCTACTATTCTTGATGCACTGTGCTTTGGTCTATTCGGTAAACCATTTCGCAATATCAACAAACCCCAACTCCTAAACTCTGTCAATGCCAGCGGAACTGTGGTCGAGGTTGAGTTTCGTATTGGAACTAAGAAGGTCAAGGTCATTCGTGGCATCAAGCCAAATATCTTTGAAATTCATGTCAATGGTAAGTTGTATAACCAAGATGCCAATTCTCGTGACTACCAGAAGTATCTTGAACAGCAAATCCTAAAGCTTAACTATCGTAGTTTCACACAGGTTGTTATTCTGGGTTCTTCTACCTTTGTTCCTTTCATGCAGTTGAAATCTAAACATCGCCGTGAGGTCGTTGAGGAGATACTTGACATCCAGATTTTCTCCCTGATGAATATGCTCCTCAAACAGCAGCTGAAGACTATCTCTGATGATATGCGTGAAATGGATTATCAGTTCAAACTGACAACGGAGAAGGTGAGTCTACAGGAGAAGTATATCGATGAGATGTTTATGCAAAAAGAAAATCTCATAAGAGAAAAGGGTCTACTTATAGATGTGAATGAGGAAGAAATTTTCAAGAAGAGGTCAGATATCAATTTTGTCACTACTAACAATTCTGAATTTCTAACTCACATTGCAGATCATGATAAGGTTAATACTAAGCATACCAAACTAAAAGATATTCAATCGCAATTAAAAGAGAAGCATCGAGCTCACACTAAACTTGTTGGTTTCTTTGAGAGTAATGAGGACTGCCCAACCTGTCAGCAGCACATTGATGAAACCTTTAAATCTTCTATGATTGATAAGAAGAAAAATGAAGCAAATAAGGTAACTTCTGGAATGGAAGAACTCAAGGAAGAGTTGACTAAGGTTACTTCTCGACAAAAAGAGATAAGCGATATTGCTATTAAGATTAGAGAGAATGAAGTTCATATTGCAAAAGAGAATAGTTCTCTTCTTCAACTTGAAAAATTTAATGCTACCTTGCAGTCAGAGATTGATCAGTTAATGGTTGGCGAAGTTAACAAGAGTGACCATAATAAGCTTAAAACTCTAAAGGAAACTCTTTCTGGCATTGTCATACAGAAATCAAAGTTGCGTGAGGATCAAACTTATGCAGAAGCTGCAAGAAGTATGTTACAGGATACAGGTATCAAGACCAAGATCATCAAGCAGTATCTTCCTATCATGAACAGGTTAATTAACACCTATCTTACGTCGATGGAGTTCTATGTGAACTTCACGCTGAACGATAATTTTGAGGAAACCATCAAGTCACGTTATCGTGATGAGTTTACCTATGACTCGTTCAGTGAAGGCGAGAAGATGCGTATTGACCTTGCACTGTTGTTCACATGGAGAGCTGTTGCAAAGATGAAGAACAGCACCAACACCAATCTGTTGATACTTGACGAAATATTTGACAGCTCGATGGATAGTACTGGTACAGATGAGTTTCTAAAGATTTTGAATACTCTTAGTGATGAGAATATATTTGTGATTAGTCATAAACAAGATGTTCTTGCTGATAAATTTAGAAGCACAATCAAATTTGAGAAGATAAAGAACTTTAGTCATGTTGCCTCTAATTGATGAATGGCCAGATATTTTAAATAGCACAAGTAACAGGGATTGTTATTTTTTATATGAAACATGTTTAGAGTATAAACCAAAAAAGATATTGGAGATTGGAACTCTAGTTGGTAAATCTGCATATGCGATGGCTCTTGGTAGTGATTGTGAAATACATACTGTAGACAAAAGTAGAGATAGGTTTATAGTTCATGAGGGGTTCGATAGAATTATAAGATATCCCAACACAGAAAGCATGGAGTTCTGGGATAATGATATATCTGGATTTGATTTTGTGTTTGTCGATGGATGGTTAAAATTTGAAGATTGTGAAAATATATTTGAAAAGACACTTGACAAATTCTGGTTTTTGTGTCATGATTATAGATTCAATGAAAAGGGTGAAGTGGTAATAAATAGAATGTTGAAAGAGAGTATGAAAAGAGATTATGACTTTGATATATCTGAAGGGGGAGATTGTTGCGCTCTGGTGAAATTTGAAAAGAATGGTGAGAGAATATAATGTCGCAGAGTGAAAGATTTTATGAATTGTTAGATTATATGAGAGAAACCCATGACGCCAAACGTCATGATTATGCAAACGAAGAAGATGTGTTTGCAAACTTTAGAAGCTGTGAGATGGCGGGAATTCCTGCATGGAAGGGTTGTTGTGTTCGACTTGGAGACAAGTTCAGTCGTATCATGGGGTTCGCAAAAAAAGAGACATTGAAAGTCAAGGACGAGAGTATCAAGGACACTCTTATTGATATGGCAAACTATGCTCTGATT